GCGCACCCGTGCTTTATACCACGGTGTACAAATGAATCATTCATATGATACTATTGACACGCTTAAACTAGCTAAAAGTGGCTTCTATTTCAACAAAAATGTGAAAAAAGTTTCCAAAAAATTTTGCCACGTCAAAAACTATACTTTACTTTACAGAAACAAATAAGAAAAACAAGAAATTATGAAAACAGGAAACACAACACAAGAAACTCTAGACCTTCTTTTATCATTTAACACTACTCAGTTGAGAGAAGAATTAGAGCAGTTACTATTGACTCTTCAGGAAAGAGGTACAAACCTTGAAAGACTTAAAGAGTTTTACGAGAATGGTGGTCTTTACCCTAATAAATAAAACTATGACAGCAAGAGAAAAAGCAGAGAAACTAATTAATTCAGTTAGTAATTACATTCAACTTCGTTACACTGATTCGGTTGACAAGCACATTGAAAGTATTAAGTTCTGCCAGTTAATATGTGTTAACATTGAGTTGGCACTTATAGAAGGAAGAGCAGATAATGTGAATTTTTACAGAGAGGTTTATCAGGAGTTAGATGATATGTTACAGGAAGCAATTTATTACAGAGAAAATAATTAAAAACAAAAAACTATGAAAACAAGAATTAACGAAATCAAAGAAATGAAAAGGCTACACGAAAGAGCCTTAGCACTTTTAGAAGCTGCGGAGAGAATGCAACGTCGCATTGATACAAAATTAAAGTATAATGCAGAGATTGCAGAACCTCACGGATTTAAACCTCATACTGAAAAATCTATTGAGATGAGTGTAAGAGGTAGAGACCGGATAATGTACTCACACCTCAAAGTATTAATGCAAATAATCGAAACGAAATGAAGAGAACGGAAACATACTGCGACAAAGTAGAAAGAATCTGCTCCCACGTTAGAGCGATGTTCGACGTAACTAGAGATCACGACTTCGTGCCTAGAAACGAAATGAGCGAAGAGATGGTAAGATACCTATCTGAGAAGTACGAAGTAAACCTTAATTTGTTACATAAAATCTTATTCAAATGACACCTAAAGAAAAAGCAGAACACCTTGTTAGCAAGTACTTTGACGAGGTTATTGATACAGAAAATAGACACGCAAAGGCAAAGAATTGTGCATTAATTGCGGTCAGTGAAATGATTGATATGCTAGAGAGATTTTCAAATTACAAGACTGAATATTGGAGGCAAGTAAAAAAAGAAATAGAACTATTATGATAAAAGGATGCATAGACTGGTATAGTAAAGCAGTTGAAAAGCTAAACCAAAACGTCACAAAGACGGAGACAGAAAACGAGTATCGCCCTAATCTAGCGATTGACGATGCAAAGAGAAAGCAATTTTTTACTAACTACGACCTTGACCGGATGCAACGAATCAGGGAGATTAAATTAAATCAGTTATGAGAAAAGGAACTAGAGTAAAAGTTGTTCCGTGGAGCGGTGTTGTTCGCGGGCTTACATTTTTCCCGTCAATGTTTTGTTTAGAGGGAACTATAATATCAGACGAGCGAGATGGTAGTTTTCAGATCACTGATGACATAGGGCTTACTTGGATAATTCCTACTTGCCAACTTGAAATACTTACAGAGCAAGTCAACGAAAACACGGACTCAATAGTCGAAAGCGTTTTAAGCCGATTTAAACAACGATCAGAAGCAGGAATAGAGAAGTACAACACAACGCTAGAACGAAACGATTTAAACACCTTACAATGGCTTACACACTTACAGGAAGAGTTGATGGATGCCACACTTTACATTGAACGATTAAAACAAGAATATGACAGAGATTGAGGCATATATAAACAGAACGCTTTTACCAACCAGTGATATGATGAAGAACTACTTTAAAAAGAAATACAGAGGCAGGTTCTATGTTGATATGAAGGTGTGTGCTTGTCACTACTTAAAAGAAAGCGGTCTAACAATTCAGGAGATTGCAAAGATTATTTACGGAAACAAGGAAAGGCACGACACTATTATTCACTTTCTGAAGCGAGAAAACAACGATGTAGATAGCAGAGTGTTTGAAAATTGGATGCGGTGGATAAATGACGGACTCTATCCAAAGACGGTTGGAAAAGATGTGAAAGACGGAGAAGTATATTTAAGGAGATTAATTGATTTTAAACTTACAGAAAAACTATGATAACAACAAAAGAAATTTCAGAACTAGGATTTGTACTGGATGACAAGTACCACGATGCAGAGCAGTGGCTTTATGAACTAGACAACTGTGCCTTGAATGTAATATTTTCAGACTACGGAAAGATGGTAGCACTAGAAATTTATGAATCCGGTTACACAGCATCTATCGAACTCAAAGGAGAAGTAACAATAGAAAGAATTAAGAACCTGATAAAAGCGTTACAATGAAAAGAGATATTTTATTTAGAGCAAAAAGAGTTGATAATGGTAATTGGGTTGAAGGTAGTTTATTAAGATACTTCGTACCAGACAAACCACAAATAATCTTAATAGTTGATTGGAAAGGAAATCAGTTCGATGTTGATAGTAATACGATAGGTCAGTTCACAGGGTTGTTTGACAATGAAGGTTCAAGAATTTTTGAGGGCGATATTGTTAAAGTTAACCATATTGAATCAGATGTTAAGTATGAGTGGAGAGAGTTTACAGCTTGGAATGATAACGAATGTGATGATCCTTTGAACTACATTGAAGAGTTAATTGAAATAAAAGGAAACATTTACGACAAAAACACGAACGAATGAAATGGATTAAAATAGTATTCACTATCAACGGAAGATACTGCTCTTCTCAGCTAGGTTATAAAGACGAACAAGAGAAAGCAGAGAAACTAAAAGCGTGGAAGCAGGAACATAAAACACCGTACAACGATATGCAACTAATCAGCTTTGACGAAGACTGGAACGATTCGAAACTAGATAGCGTTACTTCGTTTTTTAACAGAAAATTAACAGAACAGATGCAACGAAAGGCTTGATATTCTCGTTATATTTGTGTATAGGTTCGCTCCGACATAATAGAACCACAGGAATTTATATTAACCCTGTCTTGAAGCAAGAGGTCGGAGCCTTGTGGATAGATGGGGTTTTTCATTTAAAGGTTATGTGTTGACCTAAAACGCTTATAAAGTTATGGCAAGTGTCAAATTATTGTTCTGCGGAAGTGTAGAATCAGAAACAGATGGAAACACGATAGAGTGTTTTCACAATGCTGGAGGTGAATTATCAATTATCATTGAGGAAGGTCTTGGTTATCCAAAAGCGTTTATTGTTCTTGATAAATCTACTGCTATCAAGTTTTCAAAGGAATTGAGGAAACAAATCTCACAAATGGATTGATATGGCAGTTTTTAGAAAAGTACATACACAGATTTGGTCTGATCCGTTCTTTAGTGAATTGGATAGTGATAAGAAGATGTTTTATCTATACCTACTTACAAACGAACGAACTAAACAATGTGGTATTTATGAGATAAGCAAGAAGCATATTGCTTTTGATTTAAACATAAGTTCAGACAAGGTGAATAAACTAATATCACACTTCACCTCACTCGGTAAAATTCGATTCTCTGAGTCTACAAATGAGATAGCAATAAAGAACTGGGCTAAATATAACTACTCTACAAGCCCAAAAGTTGTAAAGTGCATAGAATCAGAACTTAAACTAGTGAAAAATAGAGTATTGATAGAGTATATATACAGTATGGATACTCTATCGCAAGAAGAAAAAGAAGAAGAAGAAGAACAAGAAGAAGATTCTAATACTAAAAAGGATGAGAAAATTGATGTGGATGGCTTCTTAACTTGGTTTAATCAAATGAAACTTAAATACAATGGTATAGAAGGTAAGTTCAAGGTTATATCAGATACAGATAAGAATAATTTGAAGAAACTTAAGAAACTTAAATATCACTCACACGAATGGGAACACGCATTCAAGATGATGTGTAAGAATCAATGGGTACTAGATAACAAGATGATAGCACCATCTCACTTCTTACCTAATGATAATTTTCAGAGATATTTAAACCAAGTAGATGAACCGACTAAATATAAAGCACCGTGGGATTAAATGGATTTAAAGTAACGGAGCCTAGCGACGTTCTTAAACAACTAAAAGAGTATAGGGATAACTACCACGAAAGAGGGGTTTATCTTGGATTTGAAAAGATAGATGAGTATTATTCTATGCAGTTAGGAGGTTGTACGGATTGGACAGGATTTCCAATGAGTGGTAAGACTCAAGTGTTGATGGAGTTGTTAATGAATACTTCTGTATTATACGGATGGAAGCACTTAATTTACTTTCCTGACGTTGGTAACAATGTTGAGATACTTGCAGACTTTATCCATAAGAAGACGAGCAAATCTTTCGACCCTAAAAAACCTAACACGATCACAGATGCAGATATTGAAAAGGAGATTGAATGGGTTACAAAACATTTCAAGGTGCTTACTAAGGTAGATGTTAAAGCGAAGATGACTCCAATGGATTTTTGGGATATGGCAGCACACATCAAAAAGACGGAAGGACTTCACACAGCTTCGATTGATAGCTGGAAAGACTTGAGCCATCCTTACGACACTTACGGAGGTTATGCAACTTACTTGGAATATTGTTTGCCTTATAGAAACCATATAGCAGAGGAGAATAATCTACATCTTCACACGATCATACACCCTAAACTGACAGAGAAAGTAAACGGTCAAAGGTCTGTTCCTACACCTTACGATTTAAAAGGTGGTTCGGAGTGGTTTAATAGTGGAAAATCAATGATTACTATTCATCGACCTGACGTAATGCACAATATGGTAGAGATCCACTTCAACAAAATAAAGCCCCGTTCGATTGGTAAAATAGGAAAATGTGAACTACACTTCGATATAAACACTTTGACCTATTACGACATTGATGTAGTTGCACCAAACCAACATAATAAACTTTATGCAGCACCGAAAGGAGAGATGAAAACACGGAATATTCTACCGAATGAATTGCAGGAGTTTTACAAACCACTAGAACCTAATAATAATTTTGACGATGGATTACCTTTTTAATTAACTTTATGGACTTAACAAGATACACAACCTCACTAATCAACCTTGACTTAACAGCAAATAAGATGTTATTCCGGTTAAAGAAGAGTGAAAGCGAACAACAAAAAGACGGATTAAAACAGATAGTCTGCGATCTAGACCAAGTCAAGGAGACTTTAAAAGAACTAAAAGCAGAAAATGAAGAATTAATGCGTAAATTGTGGAAGATGCACGAAGAAAATTTAGAGTTGAATGAATATAAAAAGATGTTAGAATGAAGACAGGAGACAAAGTAAGATTTGTAAAACATCAAGGATTGAACAAATCAAATAATGAACACTTAGGATTGTATGTAGGTGGTGTTTACGAGGTGCAAGGCTTCGATGATAGAGATGGTTCTCCATTTCTTAAGACTGAAAAGTACGATTATGTACCCACATATTTAGAAGAAGTTGAATTAATTAAAAACACGGAAGAATGAAAGTATTAAACTTATACGCCTGTCTAGGAGGTAACCGCTACAAATGGGACGAAGTAGCAGAACAAGCAGGAATTGAAATTGAAGTAACCGCAGTTGAATTAGACCCTGAAGCTGCGAGATTATACCAAGAAAGGTTTCCGAACGATATTGTAATCGTTGCAGATGCGCATCAATACTTACTTGACCATTATAAAGAGTTTGATTTTATTTGGAGTTCACCACCTTGTCCAACACATTCAAGGATACAACACTCTATGAAAACAACTAGAAAAATGGCTTATCCTGACATGAAATTGTATCAAGAGATTATATTTCTTAACACCTTTTATACGGGGAAATATGTTATCGAAAATGTAATTCCATATTATGAACCATTAATTCCTGCACAACAAAGAAACAGACATTTATACTGGGCAAACTTTATTTTACCTACTGTTGTTAGTGAAAGAAAGAATCCTGATTTGAGTAGGGCAAAGAATAAGGTAAAAGTTTTTTCAGAGTTTCATGATTATGATTTTACTAAATATAATGGCGAACAAGATAGGGTTAAAATGTGTCGCAACCTAGTAGACTATGAAGCTGGAAGAACTATCTTTGAAACAGCTTTAGGTATAATACGAAAGAAAGACGAACGACAAACATCTATATTTGATTTCGAGATATGAAAAAACTAAAAGGAATAGACGGAAAACTAGACGATGCTTGGTCGTTATTAGTAAAACTAGAAGCAGGGAATAAATGCGAAGTGTGCGGAACTACCAAAACACTAAACAGCCATCATATATTTAGTAGATCAAATAAATCAGTTCGATGGGATGAAAGTAATGGTGTTTGTTTATGTGTGGCGCATCACACTTTTAGTTCGTCTTTTTCAGCACATAAAACACCGACTGAGTTTACCTTTTGGCTAGTTAAAGAATATGGCGAAGTATTTATGGATGAACTACGTATAAAAGCCAACTCAACAAAGAAGTGGACTACCTACGAAAAGGAGGAACTACTTGAGGCTTTGAAAGAAAAAATACGAAAACACGAATTAAATTTTGCCAATTAAAAAACATTACTTAAATTCGCTTAAACAATTAAAATAATTAACTATGAAAAAGCAAGAAAATTCATTCGAAGACGCTATTCCAAAGCCTCAGACCCTATGGTTTAAACTATGGAGAGCAAAGCAACAGATCGGTGCGGTATCTAAGAACGCAAAGAACCCACACTTTAAAAACAACTACGCAGACATTAACGCTCTGACGAAGGAAGTTGAGCCTATCCTACTTGAACACGGGCTCTTAATGATGCAACCTATCGTTGACGGCTATGTATCTACGGTTATTATGGATGCGGAGTCAGGAGAAAGCATCTCCAGTTCAATGCAGTTACCTGCTATCCAAGACCCTCAGAAGATCGGTTCAGCTATCACTTACTACAGACGTTACACGCTTCAGTCTTTACTATGTCTTCAGACCGAAGATGACGATGCACAGACAGCTTCAGTAGCTGTCAAAAACACGAAGCCATCTTTCCCTCAAGACAGATTCGAAAACGGTCTTGCCAAGATAGAGAAAGGAGAACTAACTGCTGAGGCTTTCAAGAAGGCTTTACAAGGATATGAATTAACAGAAGTACAGAAATCAGTAATTGCTTTACTATGAAGATAAGATGTTCAGCATTAGGAAAAATCTTAACAGAGCCTCGTTCAAAAAGCGAGGTTCTTTCACAGACTGCTAAGAGTTACATTGAAGAGTTAGTACTTGAAGATGTTTACGGAATAAGAAAGGACTTTACATCCCGGTACACAGATAAAGGGAATATGGTAGAAGATGAATCTATTCAACTTGCAGCCGATGTATTAGACCTTGAGTTTATAGTTAAGAACGAAGAATATTTCGAAAACGAATTTATCAAAGGAACACCGGATGTAGTTACTTCAAAGTTTGTGTTAGATGTGAAGTCAAGTTACTCTGCGAATACGTTTCCGTTTTTTCAAAGCGAGATCCCAAACAAGGACTACCTTTATCAACTGCAAGGCTATATGTGGTTAACTGGAGTCGATAACGCTATCCTTGCTTATTGTTTGACCAATACACCTGACGTGATTCTAAACGACGAAGTCAGGAGGTTAATTTGGAAACTAGATACAGACCCTCAGTTCACTGATATGGATTCTTTAGAAAAGGAGTCTTACGCTTGGGAAGAAGTTTTAGCTGTACATAACATTGACCGCATCGAAAAGAAGAACAGAGTAAAGGCTTTCTTGATAGAAAAAGACGAAGCAATAATAGAAAAAATCAAGGAAAAAGTGTATATTTGTAGAGAGTATTATAACGAATTAAAATCAAAATTATGAGTTCACTAATCAATTTTAGTATCAAGAATGCACAAGGTGGGTACGATAAGTACACAATGAGTATTAACGACAAGCAAGACGACTGGGGTAACAATACCTCTGTATGGATTGCACAGACTAAAGAAGAGCGAGAAGCAAAAGCGAAGAAGGTCTATGTAGGTAACGGCAAGGTTACTTGGACTGACGGAAAGATCGTTAAAGCTGAGTTCGTTGAGAAGCCTGAAGCTAAACCTGAAAAAGTTGAGAATGACCTACCATTCTAAAACACGGCACAAACCAACAGATATGCGGTCAGTCCTACGTCGATTCAAGGCTAAAGACTGGCTGCTAAGTTGGGCTTATAGAGGTTGTAACTTTGAACGCTTAAATCCAAATGAATGACCTTCATATTTAACTACGAAAGAGAAGATATGTTCAAGGAGGTGTTAAACCATCTAAAGCATTTGAACCCCGTTGTCCTAGACGACGGGTCTTCTTATTTTATAGACTACACTAATGTGATTAAGTTCAAGAACGGAGGCAAGAAAGAGTTTTGGAGAAAGTGGTTTGTAGCGTTCGAACTAGCTAAAGCCTCAGACGATGACTTTTTTCTGTTTATGCCTAATGACTTTCTTGATTTAGACCTTGACCTGGTTAAGAAGCTACACAAGAAATACAAAAACAAGCCGTATCTCTGCAATATAATCAACGATGGACGGGAGTGGTGTTGGATTCAGAAGCCCTCTGAACCTGTCGATCAATACGTCAGAAAGGTTTACTTTACAGATTGCGGTTTCTTCTGCAATCGTGAAGCACTTGAACGGATAGAGTTCACTATAGACCCAGTAAACCCAAAACGATTTAAGTATCGTGACATTTCAAGCGGAGTAGGTCAGCAATTAACCTTTAAATTCAACAGGAACGGAGTAAAAATGTACTTACCGATTAAGAGCCTAGCAAAACACGGAGACCACGAAAGCACAATGCACGGAGAAGAGCGAAAGAAAACCCCACTTATAAGCAGATGAAAGTAGAAATAGTTGAAATAGGAACGTCAGACTTTAGAACTGAAGCAGGAAAGAGGTCGGGTTTATTTGTTGAGCCTGTAAAAGAGCACTTCAACCGATTACCTAAATGCCTAAAAGAAAACGTAGCGGTAAGCAATAAAGAAGGATTCATCGATTTATATTATATCCCTTCGGTAGTGATTCAAAGCGAGGGTTTGCCTAATTGGGTTCGTGGTTGCAATTCGGTTGGCGTACCGCATCCTACTATTATCAGTAACGGATGGGATAAATTCTTGAGTTATGAGGTTGTCGAAGTGGTTAGAATCAAAACGCTACTTGAAAAACACGGAATCACAGAAATCGACACGCTAAAGATTGACACGGAAGGACACGACACCATCATTCTGAATGACTTTTTAGATACTTGCACGATCAAACCTAAAACAATTCAGTTTGAATCCAACGTACTAAGCAACCAAGACCAAGTTAAAGCCGTTGTAAAGAGGTTAGAGAAGATTGGATATAAGTGTGAGCAAGTTAAATTCGATATGTTATGCGTATTATCGTAGGGATTGCTACACACGCAGGGCGTGAGGAGACGTTAAATAAGACTATTGACAGCCTTATTAAGTACGTGGATGATATTTGGGTTTACGATAACGAGAAAGAGCCTTACAACGCAACGGATAACGGCAAATTCAGATTCTTAGAATACTTTCAAGAGCCAATATACGCTTTAACCTGCGATGATGACCTAATCTATCCACCTGATTACGTTGAAACTTTGCTTAATGGAGTAGAAAAACACGGGACGATATGTACTTTTCACGGAAGAAAGTTACAAGGAATTAATAGAAGCTACTACAAAGGACATAAAGCCTACGCTTGTTTGCGAAATTTCCCTCAGACTGCTTTGATTGATGTGGCGGGTACTGGAGTAAGTGGATGGAGAACTGATTTATTCAATCCGGTTGACCTATGGAAACACGAAGACAAGTTAATGAGTGATATTATCTTTAGTCTTGAAGCGGCAAAGCAAGGTGTTAACATAACCCACTTAGGACACGCAGGAGATTGGATTATCCAACAGCCTATACCAATAGAAAAGACTATCTACGGCAGGGAGGTAAAGAAAGAACACCGACAGATAGAGCTCGCTAATGAAATTTATCGATTAAAATACCAAACTTAACGAAAAATTTGTATATTTGGTTAAAATTTTAACAGATGGAGTATTTATTTTTAATTGCTTTAGCGTGGTGGATAAGAGAATTTGAGCCGATACACATTGGTTTGCATTGGCTAAGAAATTCACACAGGATATTCAATACTGAAACGGCTGATTATCTACTTAACGCTTTTGATTGTGTTAAGTGTTTAACCTTTTGGAGTGCATTGGCTGTTACTTGGTCTTTTGAAAAGGCGGTTATTGCTTCTTTCTTGGCATTTAGTTTGGAGTTAATCTATGAGATATGGAGCAGGAAGAAGTGATAATAATGGATAGGCTTCGTGATCAGTTCGCTGATGGGTTAGTCGTTAAAAAGACGGTTATCAAGGCTAAGAACATATACAATAAGTACAACCCTACTAACGAGGTCACCTATTGTATGTGTACGGCTGTAAGGAGGCATATCTATGCCAAGCAGTTTATCGAATGGTATGAAGTCTTTAATAGATAAATTCTACGCTGAAAATTACGACTTCTTAATAGAGGTCAGTAAAAAGAAGATAAGCTACTTTGGTAGGAATATCGAACCTGAGACCCTTGTGTCTGCGTCTTACCTCTATCTGATAGGTCGAAAGGACTTAAAGACAGAACAAGAGATACCAGTTTGGGCAATTAACTATATAAACACGGAACTCTCATTTTATAATTCTCAGACACTAAGGAAAGAAGCCGTAACAATAGGAGACGAGAAAGCACCTGACATTACTTACTCTCAAGACATTGAACAGATGGTTGATAAGGAGATATTCTTGGAGGGCTTTCTAAACACTTTAGACCGTTACGAACAAATAATATGGGAGGTCTACTATGACAGAGGTAAACGATCAAGCGGAGATTTGAGCAATCACTTCAAGATAGACAGGACTTCTGCCTGGAAGTATAAAAACGAAATACTAGAAAAATTAATAGAATATGCTAAGACCGAAAAAAGGATTTGAAAACAGCCAAGTATCGTTTAGGGTAGGTTCAAACACGTTCACTATTAAAGTGAGTGATATCACACCTGAGTTAATGGATAGGGTTAAACATCACACTGACTTGAGTTACTTTGTGGAGGAGGTAGAAAAACACGAACCAATCACAGAGTACGACCCTGAAAAGCACGATATAGAAACGGTTATTCAAAAAGCACTAAATGAAGAGCCTAAGAAAAAGAGGACACGCAAAAAGAAGAACATATGAGGACATTTACGGCTATGCTATACTACTTCGCAGCAGTTGGAGCAGCTGTAGCATTGATCAACCTCAGCGTGGAGTATTCGATGAGACTTGGGGGTATTGCCTTAATTAGTTATTTATTGTTTAACTTGATAAGTGTAGCAGAATGAAGTACTATATCGTAGATAGTGGTGAACATATGACAGAAATGGCTGACTACATTCAGGACAACCTACGAAAACACGGACACCACTACATTAACTACCTAACAAACGAACCCTACTATCTAGCAATAGAAGAAGTAAACGAAGATACATTCCTAGAACACTTCAAAAACATAAAAACAAATGCCTAAACCAAACCCAAACGAGCAAAAGACGGACTATCTTCAAAGATGTATGTCAGATGACAATATGCTCAGTGAATATCCTGAAGAATCACAAAGGTATGCTGTATGCAATTCCTATTGGAGTGAGGATAAAATGTCGGGATTTAGCAACTACATAAATTCTTTCGCAGGTAGGAAGATTAGTTTTGACTATGACGGTGTATTGAACACTAATAATGGAACTGAATTGGCAAAGTCGCTAAACGATACGCTTTACATCATCTCAGCAAGGAGAGAAAAAGACGGAATGATAAACAAAGGGAAGGAACTAGGAATACCTTCAGACAGGATATATGCAACAGGAAGCAACAAAGCAAAGGTAGAAAAGATATTAGAACTAGGAATCGACTTGCATTACGACAACAACCCCGATGTGGTAAAAGAACTAGGAAAACACGGAAAACAATTCTAACAATGGGAAAGAAGAAATACATAGAAACACCCGAAAAGCTATACGAACTATTCGAAGCATACAAGGCAAACAGAAAGCCAAGAGAGATACAGAAGGCAACTGCAACCGGAGTAAAGTCAGAATGGCATACACCACCTTTAACAATGGAAGGATTTGAGAATTACTGCGAAGAGGTAATAGGTTGCGTTCATCAGTACTTTGTTAATCAAGATAATGCTTATACTGAATATCTGAACATCTGCTCACGCATAAAGAGATTGATTCGTCAAGACCAAATTGAAGGTGGTATGGTAGGACAATACAACCCGTCAATAACTCAAAGGTTAAACGGACTCACAGAGAAGACAGACGTAACAACCAACGGTAAGGACTTGAATGAAGTCAAGGTTACAATCGTAACGAATGGAGATAAAGGCAACACCGATATTTGAGAAGAACTGGACTAGCCTAACCAACGGACAGACTAGATTCATTATTAATCAAGGAGGCTCACGATCAAGTAAGACCTACTCACTATGTCAGGTTATTATCGTCTATTGCTTACAGAACCCTAACAAGGTGGTTAGTATAGTTCGTAAGACGTTCCCTGCTTTGCGTGCTACGGTAATGCGTGACTTCTTTGAGATAATGCGAGACCTCGGAATCTACGAAAAGGCGAACCATAATATGTCAGAGAACATCTATAAGTTTCCTAATGGAAGTATAGTAGAGTTCTTTAGCGTTGATGATGAGCAGAAGATACGAGGTAGAAAGCGAGACATAGGATGGTGTAACGAAGCTAACGAGTTATGGTTTGAAGACTTTCAGCAGCTTAATATGCGAACGGAGTCTAAACTCATCTTTGACTACAACCCGTCAGAGTCTGCATCGTGGCTTTATGAGTTACCGGAGGAGGAATCCATCCTAATCAAATCTACATACAAAGACAATCCGTTCCTGCCTGAATCCATTAAAAGACAGATAGAAGACCTTAAACGAACAGATGAGGCGTTGTATCAAATCTATGCTTTAGGTGAGAAGGCTATAAGCAAGAGTAACATCTACTCAAACTGGACGTTCCTGCGTGAGAGACCCATCCGCTTTCAGAACTACGTCTACGGACTTGACTTTGGTTATAACCACCCTACTGCCTTAGTTCGTATCTATTGGCACGAAAAGGATATTTATATAGAGCCTGTGATTTATGAGTCCTATCTAACCACTAACCAACTGATAGAGAAGTTCAAGCTGTTGAACATTGACAAAAACACGGACATAATAGCTGACTATGCACGACCTGAGATAATAGCAGAACTTCAGATAGCAGGGTACAACGTAAGCAACGCAAACAAGGTAGTGAAGAAAGGTATTGACAACGTAAAGACATTTGGTGTTTATTGTTTGGACGATCCTAGAGTCAAAAAGGAATATGATAACTACAAATGGAAGAAGATAGGAGATACTATAACAGACGAACCTGTAAAGCTGTTCGATGATGCGATGGATGCTATACGATATGCAACGGTTTACATTAAAGAGATGTACTATTCTGATGACGGCTATGTTGCCTTCTAAACAAAAACACGGATAAGATACAATTAAAAATAAAAGACTATGGCAACTCAACCGTTAACTATCTTAGCAGCTATGCAAGGTAGCTATATTATAAACGATACTACTGCTTGGAATGGCAAATGTGATGCTATCTATATTCTTGAAGATACGGTATTTGAGACAATGACAGATAGTAATGGTGAATCTAAAGATTCTTATATTTCAACACCTGCGACAGCAGTTAAGGCAGGCGCATTGATTAGACCTTTGAAAGATGCTACTTTCGTACAGATTAAGTTAACAAGTGGTTCAGTAGCTTTAGTTCTGTAATGTATACGATGAGACACGTTGTGTCGGGTTCAGCACCTGCACCAACTCCAATAGGAGCGAAACTTTTAAAAACGGGGCAAACAATATCCTATCGAAATGATGATGATGGTTGGCTTCAAGAAGGTCGGCAAACATCATTCTTGGCTTTGCTCGGCAATAATCCATACGGCAACACAAAGAGATTTCTTGACGAATTCGGTACTGAAGTATTCACGAACAAAATAGTGATTGATTGGTCAACTTACGATGGAAGCACGGTTCTCGGTTATCGTAGTACATCGAGCGCAACTGCAGTAACCTGGAACGATGCAGTAGATGGAGCAGCAGCGGTCAGCATTGGAACTTATACAAAAGGATGGAGGCTTCCGAACGTACGGGAAATGCAGAATATTGTTAATTTTGGAAAATCATTTACAATAGGTGCATTCAATTATTTTCCATTTAATAATGCAGATACTTTATTTTGGACTTCAAACACATTGGATGGAAGCACGGCAAATAAGTTTTATGTTTTCAACTTTGGTTTTGGGATTAACTTTCAGGATCAGGCAAATACTTTGAAATATTTAGCAGTCAGAACATTCACCGTTTCAGGCACAACACTTACATAAAATGGCAACATATAAATTCCCACAATTCAACGTAACGATAACAGACCCTTCTGTGGAGGTGGTAAACGTAACGGATAACATCGGAGCAAAGACTTGTTCAGCATCCGTACTATTAACAACCCCATCCGCTGAGTTCGGAGTTCAATTCGATGGGTTTACCTATGTAGACTCTTGGGAGGACTCTGACATTGTAGACTGGGTAAACAAAGTAGAACTTCCTAAATACTTGGTGTAAATGGCAATGACCAAGATAGCCGAGCCGTTTGACTTTAGTCCTGCATACAACCCGTTGCGGTTTATCTACGATTCTACCAACAATAACGAAGACGGCTTTAGGTATATCTTTGACGTTTACGAAAGTGGCACATCTAACAAGATAGGAGAATATAGGGTACAACCTAACATCTCAGGATATGGTGAACTAGACCTATCTCCGTTGTTGAGTTCAAAGGTTACGTTTACATTTCAATACGGAACAGAGGACGCTGTAGCTACTGACTCCTTCTACAAGTACGATGTTAAGATAGGAGAAGAGTATATTGTTAGAGTGGCTTATACGTCTTCTCTTACAAATAATTCAGGCAACGTAAGGATAACAGCTACTCATTCTTATCAAGTCGGAGATCAAGTGTTAATTGCTCAAGCAGATGGAGGTGTAGCTAATCCACAGCTTGAAGGGTTGCATACGGTGATAAGCATCACGGGTACTACTGATTTTACGGTCAGTGCTTTATGGGCAGATGTAACGAACGCAACCATTGACGGGACGGTGCAGTATGCAGACAACAGAAAGACCATCACTAGAAACATTATAACGGAGAGTAACAAGTACGTCTTTAATGGTGCATTTACTCACAATGATTTCACTTCATACGGAGAGGATAACTACATCCTCACAATGAACAATGACTTCTTTTTAACGTATCAACCTGATACCTTCTACATAACGGACGAACAAGAGGTATTCTTTAACCTATGTACAGCAGGAGTTACCACGGGTTTTATAGTCTTTCAGAATAGCGGAGGTGACGTATTGAAGTATGCAGCTAATGCTAACAGCTATGTCTTTCAAGCTAACGTCGGAGCAACAGCAAACCCTGCGATAGTGGTTAGTGGTTCAGCCGGCCACATTAAACCTACCACAGAATGGTATGACGTTTGGTATACTAACTCAGCAGGTACTCAGCATTCTCGTAAATATAGATTTTACATTGATAGACGTTGTAGAGTAGAGGACTATCAGATAATCTTTTTAGATAGGTTAGGCTCGTTTAGTTCGTTTGCCTTTCAGCTTAGAGCCTATGAAAGAGGTGTAATAAGTAGAGACTCCTATAACCAAAGGCTTGAAGGTTATGTTAGCGGTTCAAGGTGGCAGTACTTAGTACAGGAGCAAGGTATGAAGGTGTATAAAGCTAGTGTTGAAAAGACAATTGAGTTAAACACTAACTGGATGACAGAAGATATGGCAGAATACTTTGAGCAGTTAATCACTTCACCTATGACTTTCTTGGTTACGAACACAGGCTACTATCCTTGTCTTATTACTGACAATAGCTTTGAGGTGGAGAAGCAAAGAAACAAGAAGCTGATTAGAAAGACGGTCACAATTAAACTAGCAAACACTGACGCTATAAATGTCTAATGTTACTATACAACTAGCTACAGGCTATCTTGACGTAAAAGATGGTTCTGCTTTTCCTATCAATTTAGGAGTGGCAGAGATTCGTGACGTTTCAAAGCGTTCGGGTACTACGTCAAAAACTATTACGTTAAGTGGCACGAAGAATAATCACGATCTTCTAAACCACTACTATGATGTAAACATTCAAGAAGGTACATTCAACCTAAACACCATAACAGAGTGTATAGTACTTCAGAACGGATTGCCTATCATTGAGAACGGAATACTTCAACTATTAGCCGTAAACAAGAAGCAGAACACAGCAAGCATTGAAGAGCAGATAGAGTATGAGGTTATGGTTAAGGATTCACAAGCGGACTTCTTTACTCAGATAGACAACAAGGAGTTAAGTGATATAGACTTCAGCGACCTAGACCACACTATCACAGCAGCTAATGTTGTAGCCTCTTTCAGTCACACGATAGCTAATGGATGGAAGTATGTACTACCTGCGACTACAGATGTTAACTATCCACTAAAAGAGTTAAGACCTGCTATCTACGCTAAGACGTACTTTGATAGAATCTTCGAAGGCGCAGGATTTCAATACACTTGGAATACATTAACGGCTGCACACTTTGATAAGTTATTGATTCCTTTCAATGGGGACATTATCAATTACGACTATACAGACTACATAGTTGAAGAGACTAAAGCTGTAACGGTTACCAGTTCATATGTCGACTCGTATGCTACAAATTTCAGTAGTCAGGTAACGAACTTCACTGAGGTGCAGGATAATCAAAACTTATTCGTAGCAGCAGCGGGTACTTATACCGTTCCTTTTGCTATTACGGGAGGGGATAGTATTACATTCAGTTTTGACGTTGACTACGATATTAACGCATTTAACTCAACAGGTTCTACAGCTTATTTAGTAGATAAGCAGGCTACTGCTGCGACCAAAAATTATGTGTTAAGACCATTCGTTCAAATAAGAAAGAATGGCACTAACTTAATATCATCTGGCACGTTGTTTCAAACCTCGGTCTTGAATGAAGGTACATCTGTTGCAGCGGGTACTTCTACTATATTCAACAACCTGACCAAATCATTTAGCATTCCTACTTCAAACCTTGCAGCGGCAGATGTGCTGACTTTCTATTTTGGTATTCAGGTAACTAGTGCTTGGAGTGGTATTAACAGGCCTCTATGGAGAAGCGTTAACTCTCCTACAGGTGGTGCAGATGTAGGTGTCAACTTACAGCTTGATGTTACGGCTTCCACACTTCGGGCTTCTATCAGTTCTAACACCTTATCAAGTGGCGCAATTATCAACGTGAATAGGTATGTTCCTGCGAAGGTAAAGCAAAAGGATTTTATCAAGTCCATCTTTACGATGTACAACTTGTACGCTGAGATAAACCCTAGCGAGCCGAACAAGTTAATACTATCACATAGAGACGATTACTACGATGCAGGCGCAGAGAGAGATTGGACTTATAAACTAGCAAAGGAGAGAGAGCAGGTGCTTCAGTTCCTACCTGAACTAGCAGCGAAGAAACTTGTTTTAAGCTACAAGCCTGACGCAGACGAACCTAATAAAATCTACCAAGATACCTTTAGAGAAACTTACGGCCAGGTTGAGTTTACATTTGACAACGAATATGTAAAAGGAGTAGACACAAAAGAGTTATTATTCTCACCTACTCCGATAATGCAAACGGTGTTCGGTGCTTACGTTCCTATGTACTACGGATATTCGCCAAAAACAAACATTCGCATTCTACACGATGGTGGGGTGGGTACTTGTCAGCCGTATAATATTTATGACTACGGCACAACTGGACAAACAGGGCTAACAACCTATCCTATAATCCACCACTGGGACGATCCTCTAAACCCTAGTTTTGATATTAACTTCGCTACTTGTGACTACTATTACTACGATGGTTACGAACCAACCAATAATAACCTTTATAACCTATACTGGAGGCGAACGGTAAACCAAATCAATACGGGTAAGATGTTGACCGCTTACTTCGATTTGAACGAAGCGGATATACAAAGCCTGAAACTGAACGATAAGATTAGAATAGATAATAATTGGTGGTTTATAAATCGAGTGATTGACTACGATCCGAACGTAAGACAACTTACAAAGGTGGAGTTAATGAGTATTGACACAGAGATTGACTTTGCACCTTTCAAGAAGAAGCCCGTAACGTACAAACCAAACAAGAGCCAGTACCCTCAAGCTACGGGAGAAATCTTTAGACAGCGTTCGCTAAACTCTAATACCTATGGTCAAGGGTCTGACGTATTAATCAAAGGAGTTAACAACATCACTCTGCCTTCTACTAGAGGATTTATAGAAGGTGACAATAACGTACTAGAAGAAGACGGAATAATCTCAAGCGACACGACAACCGGTCAGAACTTCGCAAATGCTGATTTAACTTTTACAGGGAACAGAAACCACGACACCGCAGGGTATGATCTAACAATTACAACAGATAATAGTGCATACCTTCAAAGTTGGATATACTTTGGGTCAAGTTCTAGTATTTACGCATTCAACGACAACTATGTAACGGCAAATGTAAACGGCTTAGAATTTTGGAATTTAACTAAAAAGGTCGCACAAACCAAAAGCACTAGGTTTGAAACGCTTACAGCAAGGCAGAAGCACGTTGACAATATCTCTTCTTTGGTTACACTTGATAACTCTTATCATATTGTTAACTGCACTGCTAACACATTCACGGTTACGCTTCCTACTGCTGTAGGTAACAAAGGTCTTGAGTACATAATTAAGAACTCAGGCAGTGGTGTTATAACCGTAGATGGAGACGGAACGGAGACAATAGACGGAGCAACTACTAGAACACTTATTCAGTATGAGTCTATTAATATTGCGTCAGACGGTGCTAATTGGATAATAATATAATATGAGTTATACACCATTAAAGACAATTAACGGGCAGTCCATAAAGGGGACTGGAGATTTAACTATCACGGGAGGTGGAGGTGTACCTTATACGGGTGCAACAGGAAACGTAGACTTAGGTGAGTATGGTCTAAGCGGTGGCTTCATAGGATTAGACACTACACCAACGGGAACACCTACAACTCAAGGTACTATATCTTGGGACGTAGACCACAATACTGCACAGCTAGTAATGAATGGTACTACGGGTAGAATAATGGAGGACGTATTCTACATAGCTAAAAATCAAACAGGGGTAACTATACCTAAAGGAACGGTAGTTCGTGCTAATGGTACGTTAGGCTCTAGTGGCAGGATTCTTATAACGCCTTTTTTAGCTAATGGTACTTTTGATTCAGAGTATGTTATGGGTGTAACATCTGAGGCTATCCTTAATGGAGCGGACGGAATGGTTATGCACTTCGGACAGATCAAGAACGTAAACACTTCAGCTTATGTAGATGGAGATATTCTTTACGCTTCTACTACGGTAGCAGGTGGCTTCACTACAACCGTACCTTCTGCGCCTAATAACATTGTACTAGTAGCTATTGTTATTCACGCTGCTGCAAATGGTATTATTCAAGTAAGACCTACTATAGGCAGTAACATAAACAAAGACGAAGGCGTTGTAATTACTTCACCTACCAATGGTCAGATATTAACGTATAACAATACTAGTGGTCTGTGGCAAAACACGAATGCACCAATAGGACTAACTGACGGAGACAAAGGAGACATAACCGTTTCAAGTTCGGGAACGGTTTGGAATATCGATGCTGCAACTATCGGACTAACTGAATTAAGTGCAACGGGTACACCTTCAGCGACAACCTTTCTGCGAGGGGATAACACTTGGGCAACACCAACGGCAACCGATCCAGCAGGATGGACTACTATTGTAAAGAGTGCAAATCAAGATGTGACGAATAGTGTGGTTTTTCAAGATGATACAGAACTTCAATTTTCCGTTGTTGCAGGAGGTTATTATATGGTTGAATTAGACCTTTGTTATTCTGGAAATAACACAACGGGAGATTATCAAAGTAGATTTCAATTAAATGGGGGAACAATGCAGGGACAAGGTCAATATGTCGGAATGAGTGCTGCAGGTGCAATTCAAACCGTTTTAATTTTGGTGTCGGCTTCGGCTGCTTCAAGTGGTTTTGTATTCGGAGTGAACTCAGCAAACTTTGATTACTTACATTCACCTCGTTTTCAATTTGCTTTTTCGTGTACGGCAAATGCCACCTTTAAATATCAGTTTTGTAATGTATCGGCAGCAGCAGGGCGAACATCACGAACAAATAAGGGTTCAATATTAAGATATAAAAGAATTAATTAATGGGAATACTACTACAACCAAACACGGAACTGATAAAAGTACACGGAACGGATATTGAACTCGATTCTGTTTATGCACGCATTGAATTCGTTGCACATCCTGACGGCTTGACCATATCAGTTAATTACAAGACGTATTTAGACCACGCTCACTTTTTAACTAATGACTGCGTACATACATCGATTCATTCTATGGAGTTTAGCTTTACTATCTTAGCTACTGAAGAGCAATCTTTGTTAGTAGCTTTGAACTATACTAAAGATAGATTCATAGAGATGGGTTATTCAGCTAGTATTATTTTGTAATTTTAACATATGGCAAAGCAATTTAAAGTAGGATATAAGACAAGGGCAAAACTTCAACGTGCTATTCAACAGCAGATTCAAGCGAAAGGTCTAGTAGATACATATGCACTAAAAGACTCTGTGCGTGTATCGTCTACTACAGGTGACTTGAATCAGTTATACGTTACCATAAACGCTATTTATTACTATATGTTTTTAGACAAGGGTGCAGACCTTTGGAATGGTGGTATAATTGACCCTTACGATATTACTCAAGATGCACTAGCTTCTCCACTTGGTCAGCAGTTTCAGAAAGAATGCGTAGACGCATATGTTGAATGGATGCTTGCAAACTATCCAATCCTTGACGTAGGGCGTATTGCAGTAGACAAACTCAAAGTAAATATTAAATACAACCTTTACGGAGATGAGTCAGGAAAATGGAACGGGTTCTTTGACTTTTAAACTTTTAACTCATACTTCATACTCATAAAGTTGAGTACCATTATAAGAGGCAGGTCAGTTATTTGGTCTGCCTTTGTTATGTCTTCGCCTGCCAAGTCATAAATAACCTTTTCCCAACCCCACTTTTTAAATCTCTGTTCTTCTTGTTCTTCTTTCAAGTCTTCGGGGTCTAGGTCTTCACCGGACTCATCAACGTCAGGCATAAATAGATTTTCGTAAGACTGCATTAACTCACCTCTGAATTTAAGATACTCGGGAATTACTCCGTAGGTTTTGGTTATGGTTTCGTGTTCGAATAGGTCAGCACGATCAGAGGGATTAAAAACATAAGGCTCAAACGTCTCTACTCCCCATTCATTAACTGACTTTTTCCTATAACATAAAGCACAAATATTGGTTAAATTTGTGACAAAGTCGTTAGAGAAATAATACTCTAAATCTATGAACTCGCCTAGCTTCAAAAGGATGAACGGCTTAAAATGTAAATCGTTTATCTTTTCGGTTGCTGACTTTGACGGTTCTCTTCTCAGAAAGTTTAATTGATAGATGTAATCTACCAACTCTTCAGGCTCTAGGTCTTCTAGTTCTTCGGGGTCGGTATCTGTTACGATACTAAGCACCTCAATGTTATATAAAAAAAGAGAACCAAAGTCCTCTTCTTTCAATGCTTTCAACTCAATAAATTGACTAGTTGTTAGGCTGTTCCAGTTCTTCGGTAACTGCATCTTTAATCTGTTGTGTTGTTTTGGTTAGCTTCTCAAGTACTTCGATGATAAACGGAATCACTAGCGATGAAGGTTGTTTCTTAAACAAAGCTGTTTTATGTTTAATGTGAGCGGGTGCGTAGTGTTCTGTTTTACTAAGGTCAGCACGCTTATAGATAATTGCCAACGTCTCAGCTGCGAAGTTTCCGTTATTCTGTTTCCACACTTTCTCTATCATTCCTAAGTCACGAACTCCTATAGACTCTTTAGCCTCGTAAGTATAGCCTTCTATCTCTATGTTAAGCACTTTGTCTTTAGGGTGTGGCGGTTGATCATTCCAGTCTGCGATAAGTTGGTAAAATTCTTCCATTTGCATATCATCAAACACGGATTCGTCTACTCCTAAGTACTTGAATTTCTCTATCCACTTTTCTATCTCATCTAGTTCCTGGTTAGATGTGATAAAGTTAATCTTATCGAACTGCTCAACGGTCAATTCGTGCGGTTCATTTGGTATATCATACCCTGCAATATTTACCATAATTATAAAATTTTACCCAAAGATAAAAAAATATTCGTTAAAAAACTAACAAAATATTAAACGAATTACAATTAGTTTAAATGGAGGAACTTCCAACCTACAAAATAACAATAGACGAAGACTATAACGATGGCACAGAGCCACTCGGGATAGACGCTATTGCATTTACTGCGAACCCTGCCGTAATGGTTAAGGGTGTTGCTTTCTCATCTCAGAAAAAACTAGCTTTCGCAGACGATAAAAAGTATCGTATTACTGCGCCTGCTATGATTCCTATGGAGATTTATCGTAGAGATGATGAGATGGGTGAGTACTATGTAGAGTTTACAGAGCAGGAGATTGACACGATCTTCAAAGACTTTATGCAAGACCTTAATAATAGGGACTTATTCAATCTTGAACACGAAGGAGAGAAGATAGTACCGGCTTACTTGCTTGAGGCCTGGCTAGTAGACAACCCAAACACAGACAAAGCTAAAACAACCTTTGGTATTGACGTGCCTAAAGGTACATTAATGGTTACAGCACAGGTAACCGATACAGACTATTATAATTCCCTAGTAGAAAACAACGCTGTTGGATTTTCTATTGAAGGGTTTTTAGGTCTGAAACTAAGCAACCATAAATACAAATATATGCAACTACCTGACGGAGAGCATCTGATCGAAGGTAAAATCTATGTCGTAAAAGACGGAGAAGTTATCGAAGTGAAAGAAGCTGAAGAGGTAGCTATGGCTGAAGAAACTCCAGTAGAAACTGAAGTTGTAGAAGAAGTAGTAGTAGAAGAAGAGGTCGCAATGGCTGAAGAGACTCCCGCTACAGAAATGGCTGTTGACCCTGCTGCTGATGCAGAGGCAATTATGGCTATTGTTACTCCTATGATTGACGAAAAGATAGCTGAGGTTTTGCAAGTTATAGCTGACCTAAAGAATGAACTAGCTGAAACAGCAGAGGTTGAGCCTGCTGAAGAAGTAGAAATGAAAATGTCGTCTCAACAAAAGTTTAACAACGTAATTAATTTTTTAAAGTAATGGCTAAAAAGTACAAATTTGACCTTAACGTAGACAGCTCTGCTCTACTTCAGGCAAACCCGATAGAGTTCTACGCAAGACTTTACGGAATGGAAAACGCAGCAGGTTCTTACCGAGTTCTTGCAGGTGTAAAAAACAAGACAAAGATTGCAAACGTATTGTTCTCTCAGCTTACTCAAACTGCTGATTGTGCATTCACTCCTACAGATTCTACGGTTTCTGCAATCGAAATCGACGTATGTCCGTTGTCTGTTCAAACTTCAGTATGTCAGTACCAACTAGAGCAGACTTGGTTAGCTGACCAAATGGCTAAAGGGTCTAACTCTGATTTTACGGTAGCTTCTTTTATGGCTTACTTCTACGAGCAGATGGCTAACAAAGCGCACGAAGAACTAGCTAAGTTGATGTGGCAAGGTGACACAGATTCTGAGGATACTCTTCTAGACAAGTGTGACGGATGGTTAAAGCGTCTTTGTGGATTGAACGGAGTTATCCGTGCAGCAGGTGGTAGCGTTACAGCTTCTACGGTTGTTGACGATCTTGGAGACGTTCTTTCTTTGTTGCCAAATGAAGTTCCTACAACTTCTGTACGCTTTAAGGTATCTCAGAATGTAGCTACTGCTTACCGTATTGCTACAGCTTCTGCTAACACTATCAACTACACTACAGCAGCTTTGAACTTGACGTTCTTGGATATTCCTATGGATGTTGAATATGGTCTACCTAATGACACTATCTTGTTGTCAGACCCTAACAACTTCATCTACGCTTTGGATGCTGAAGGTGACATCGATTCTTTGCAGATTGTTGACTTCTCTAAGACTACACTTGACCGTACTATCGGAGCAAGAGCAGACTATAAAGTTGGATTCTTCATCACTAACCCTACTCAGATTGTATTCTGGGGTGCGTGTGTAGCTTCCTAATCTGACTACTAATTAAAGGCGGGGAGGGCGGTTCTACTTCCCTCCCTTTTTTATAACATTTAAACACAGAAAAAAAATGGCTTGTACTACATTAACTACAATCCTCAAAGGCTGCGATAACAATATGGGCGGTATCACTTCTATCCTTATCAACGATATGGATAATCTTGGTACGGTTACCGTAGATACTAACAACTGGGAGGTAACTTCTTTCGGTACGTTAGTAGATGAGTTCGTATCTTTTGAGTTCCGTAGAAACACAGGAAACTTTACAGAAGAACTAGCTAACGACTTTATCAACGGGTCGCAGTTCTACACTCAGACAATTACTCTAATGTTCCACAGAAGAGAAGCATCTAAATCTAAGGCTATCAAAATCCTTGGCGAAGGCCAAAGAGATTTGGCTCTAGTAGTAGGAGATGCGAACGGAAAGTATTGGTACTTTGAAAACGCTCAACTTTCTGCGGTTGCTGAAGGTTCGGGAACGGCTAAGGCTGATGGTTCTAAATACTCAGTTACTTTTGTTGCTGAGTCTGAGCATCTAGCTTACGAGGTTGATTCTGCAATCATCGCAGGATTGACTACTCCTATCTCTTAATCAACTTAACCTGGTTGGGAAGGGTGGCTTAACGGCTGCCCTTTTTTTGTTTAGTAAACAAATCCGTTTATTTAATACAATTAAATCAAATGATTTACATTACCAAGAATAACACAAACGAGTTCGCTCTTACGTTGACAGAAAGCACAACGATAAGCAACCCTTATTTCTTGTTTAAGTTCGTGTGGGAATATAACGAAGACCTACCTTCTGCTTATTGGGTAGGCACTGACTATTCTCTATATCCTGACCGGTATAATTTGTTTTATTTAAACGAGCCTATCGACGTAGACTTTAGACAAGGTCAATACAGATATGAAGTTTACGAAAGTCCGATAGATATAATAGTTGACGAAAACACGGACGAAACAGGACTAAATAAAATAGAAGAGGGTAGAATGGTAGTAGAAGGGGATGGTAATACAATATATGACTAATGGGTTTATTTGGAAAATTTAAAAAAGAGGATGCACCTCAAGTAGAAGTAGAAGGCTATCAGTCTTTCTCTACTCCATTCTTGAAAGTACCTGGCGGAAACTTGTCGCTACCTTACATTGATTCACGTTATCAAAATAGAGGCTACGTTCCTTTTGGTGAGGACAACTTAGCACCTCAGTTATGGAATCAGCTTTACTATTCTTCTCCGTTACACGGAGCAATAGTGAACTATAAGACCAATGCTGTAGTAGGTGGAGGATATTCTTTTGATGAAACCAAACTAACTGCAAAAGACAAGGTTAACCTGTTCGCTTTCACAAAGAAGATAGGAATTAAGAAGACTCTTAACGCTATCACTAAGGACTTGATCCTGCACGAAAGAGTTTATTTCATACTGACTCTAAAGAATAAGCAACTTACTAAGATAAAAAGAGTAGGTGCTGAAAAGGTTCGAACGAATAAAGACAAAACTATCTACTCTGTTAATGACGATTGGCAGTATTCAGGTAACATTAAGTCATTAACTCCTTACCATCCTAATTGTACAGATGGAGAATACCTTTACATCTACGAACTAGAGTCTGTAGGTCAAGACATTTATCCAATACCTCAGTACACTTCTGCTTTAAACTTCGCTTTCTTGTCAGGCGAAATGTCATATTTGCAGAAGGCCTCAATACAAAACTCTATCTTCCCTTCTTTCGCTATGATGTTCCCGAAAAAACCACAGGGAAAAGAGGAGATGCAGTTAATACGTGATACGGTTAACAAGTTAAAAGGAGCAGAGAACGCAGGCAAAGCGGTGGCTTTCTTCGCTAACAATAAAGAGAGCCTACCTGAACTGGTAAACGTACCGACTAATTCAAATGATGAGTTATTTAAAAGCACTTCTGAACTAATCACAGAACAGATATGCTTTGCTCACACTATTGACCCTATCCTTTTGGGGGTTCGTACTACTGGTTCTTTGGGTAGTGGCTCAGACATTAAACAGGCTTATGTTATTTTTGAAAAGAATGTAGTGTCTCCACTTCGTGAGTCGGTTACGGATATAATGAATGGCATTTTAAAGATAGCAGATATTGACACGAAGATAGATATTACTAACTATCAGATTATCAATGAGACTATCACGGTAGTAGAAGACGAAGGTTCTGCTACAATGGATGCGCTTAACTCTATGTCTCCGCTTGTTGCTACAAAGGTTCTTGAAATGATGACTATTAACGAGGTTCGTCAGTTAGCAGGTCTGCCTCCTGTCGAAGGTGGAGACGTTACTAATTCACAGGCACAGGCTCAAAATACTCCACAGCTATGATATACTTTGTCACAGAAACCTATCTAAAAAATAACACTCCTATAACTGCTAACGTAGACGTTAAGGACGTTGTGCCTTATATCAGACCTAGTTCAGATATGAGAGTTCAGAGTATTCTAGGTAGTTACTTTTATAATTATTTACTAGCTGAGTACAACGCTCAAACCTTAAATAATGACGAGGAGACGCTAGTAGAAAAGATACAGCCAGTAGTAGCGTGGAGGGCAGCAGAAAATGCAGCGTTCGGTTTATCCTACCAACTTAAAAACAAGGGGGTACAAGTTCAGTTCGGAGACTACTCTCAGAATGTAAGTCAAGGAGAGGTAGCTTTTGTTATGGATCACTACGGACAAATGGCTGCATTCTTTGAGAAGCGTTTAATTAACTACATTCTAGAGAATAAAGACCTATTCCCTCAGTTCACAAGCACCCTAAACACGGACTCAGACATTAAGCCTGTTGACGATTGCACAGGTTCAGGAAACTACGATAATACAATGATGGTTATCTAATGGCAGGGAACACATCTACGATAGAGTTAAAGGTTAACGGCATAGCCCAAATTAAGAAAGAACTCCGAGAACTTAAAGGAGAACTTGCTTCGGCTACTGACCCTAAACAAATGGCGGAACTTGCTGCTAAGGCAGGGGAATTATCTGACCAATTAAAAGATGCTAACGAAAGAGTAGCGGTCTTTGCTTCGGGTTCGCCATTTGAGCAGACTAACAACGCTTTAGGCTTAATGGGTAGTCAGTTGATGTCACTTGACTTTGAAGGTGCTGCGGAAAGTTCTAAGTTATTTGCTTCTGCTGCCAAAGGAATTAACGGAGATGTAATTGCGAAGTCTTTAAAAGGGCTTGGTACTGTAGTAGTTCAAGTTGGCAAAGCGTTTATGTCGGTAGGCCTATCCCTACTTACAAACCCTATATTCCTAATTGCTGCTGCTATTGCTGCTATCGTAGCTATCATTGTTCTACTAATGAATAAGCTAGGAATACTTAAGCCGATTTTAGATGCTATCGGTAAGGTATTTAAAGCTATAATGGTAATTATTGATGCCGTAGTGGAAGGGTTCAAGATGCTTACGGACTGGCTAGGTCTTACAGCACACGCTGCTGAAGAATCTGCTGCACGACAAATCAAAGCGAGTGAAGATACTTTAGCGGCATTAGAAAAAACTAGCGAAAGCAAGATTGATGCTATGGATCACGAGATTAGACTCGCTAAGATTCAAGGAAAAGACGTAGCAATCGCAGAGGCTCAAAAGCAGAAGTATATAATTGAGACTACTCAGGTTCGTATAGATGAATTATCTAAGCAGATAAAGATACACGAAAGATTAGGAGACCTTGAAGATGAAGATTTAAAGAAACTTAAGGATTCATTAAGCGAACAAAAGAAAGCACTCAGAGAAGCAGGACAAGACTTCGAAGCGTTACGAGAAGAGAACAAAAAGAAAGTAGAAGAGAACGCTAAGAAAGTCGAAGAAAACAGAAAGAAAGTTTGGGAAAACTCTAAAAAAGCCCAAGAAGAAGAAGCTAAAGAAAGACTTGCTGCACTTCGCTCCATTGAAGATATGCAAATTGAATTAATGGATGATGGAGCAGAGAAGGAGCTCGCTGCAAATAAGCTAAAATATAAACGTCTAATTGAGGACACTTTAGCAAATGAGAAGTTACTAAGTTCTGAAAAGATAAAGCTAATAGAACTCCTTAAACAGCAAGAGTTTGAAGATGCAAACGCTATAAATCAAAAGCAGCTTGAAGAGGCTAACGCTATATTAGAAGCTGACAAAGCTGCAAGAAAAGAAAGGGAAGAGGCTGAGCGTGCTGAGTTTTTGGCCCGTAACGAAGAGGCTGCTGCCGCTGAAAAAGCAAGGCGAGAAAAAGAAAACGCTGACAGACTAGCCCAAGAAAAAGCATTTAAAGAAGCACGTTTGAATCTAGGTGCTGACTTGGTTAAAGGATTGCAAGGACTTGAGCAGCTACTTGCACAGGCAGGGGTTAAGACGGCAGGACTTCAAAAGACTATTGCACTTGTTCAGATTGCAACGGACACGGCTAAAGCTATTTCATCTGTAATCGCGGGTGCTACGGCTGCTGCTGCTGCGGGTGGTCCTGCTGCACCTTTCTTGATTGCAGGATATATTGCATCCGGTATTGGAACGGTATTAAGTGCGGTTGCGTCCGCATATGCTGCACTAAAGAAAGCCCCTCCGCTTGGCGGTTCTGTTAGCGGTGGCGCACCTTCAGCACCTTCTGCTACATCAACTCAGGCTGCAACTCCTAATGTTTCGCTGTTCGGTCAGAATAATAACGCTAATAACCTTAGTTCTACACCATCTCAAGAGGCTAACGGAGGCGGTGAAATGGTTGTCAAGGCAGTAGTAGTAGAAAGTGACATAACGAATGCTCAGAATCAAGCTAACAAATTCAAAACAATGGCAGAACTATGACAAGCTACATTCAGTTATTAGATAAGATAGAACTATTCTGTAACAATCATATACAGATACAAAAGTTTGGCGGTGAGTTTAAAGAGCAGATGCCAAATTTCGCTACGCAAAACGAAAAATATCCGATTATCTTTGTAGAACCTGTCAGTAGTGTAGACGGTTTGGAGTTAACTCAGTTTTCTGTTAATGTTTATTGTGTTGACATTATCCAAAAAGACAGAGCGAACTTAAACACTATCCTTTCAGATTGCCACTTGATCCTGAGAGATATGTATTTATACTTTCACGATGGTACTGACTTGACTATAGACGTAATTACAGAGCCAAGTTTTACACCTTTAAACAACTATGACCTTGACTATGTAGCAGGGTGGGTTGGTGCTTTTACTTTTGAGGTAGAAGGTCATACAGAATGCGAAATACCTTTTAAACAGATTAGTTGATGGACTTGACACAAATACTTGACGCAATTAAGAAGCACGGAATAACAGCCATTATAGTTATTTTATATATTCGAAACGAATCAAGACTAAACACCGTAGAAGATAAGCTATACAACTGCTACACAATGAGAGTTATTAATTCATCAGCTAGAAAACAAGCCTATGTCAGAGAGCAAAACGTCGGCATTTTACCATTTAATAGGAAACGTATTAAACGATACATTCAAGCGTGACGGAAAATACTCCTCTACGTTAATTACAATGTTCGTCTTTTCGGCATCTACCTTACTTTATGGATGGGTAGACTTTATACTTCACGGATTCAATGGTGAGGTATTCTTTGCTTTTGTAGGTCTAGCTAGTGGAATAAAGATAGCGGATGCATTCAGTAAAAAAGTAAAACCAAGTATATGAGTTCAGTAAAAAACTACACCTCAGACCAACTCCTGTCAAGAGTAAAATCTTTACCTAATTACAAATCTATTCCCGAAGGTTTTTGGTTGCTAGGTGTAAGGTCAAATGAAGACCTACCTAACGTCTTTGATGATAAGGTATATCTATTTAAAGGCGAAGAGTTTATTTTGGTTTCAAGTTGTACTACGAACCCGGGAACAACTGTACTAAAAAAATACGAGAACTTCAACGCTAAAGGTGCAGCCGTTCTAGTTGCAGATGAATGGCATCACAATATATGGCTAAAGGGTAAACATCTAGGTAAAACCACGGCACTTGTTCAGACAGGAAACAAAGTAAGAGTTTATAGAGATGGAGACAAAGACGAAAAGTCAGAACATACCGATCTTGTACAAGAGGGCTATTTCGGTATAAACTTCCATCCTAATACAAGAGACATAAATGCAAAGACTACAGGCACGCTTATAAATGGATGGAGTGCAGGCTGTCAAGTGGTGAACAATATGGATAAGTATAGAAAGATAATGGAGTTAATACCTTCAGGTGTTAAGGTTTCTTATTGTCTATTAAATGAGTTTTAAAATGAAGGTAGACTTTAGACATATGCTAGTAGTCGGCTTTATGTGGCTACTTTCATTTATCCTTTTAATGTGGGTATTTAGTTTGCAGTCTTGTTCAGATGCTAGACTAGCGCAGAAGCACTACAAAAAGGCAGTTAAGTATGGTTACAGATGCGACACTACTTCTGACACTATCACTATAGAAAAAATAGATTCATTCCCTATCTTACAAAATGACACTATCGTTTGGCGGTACTATATTACAAAGCACGACACTATCATAAAATACAAAACCTCCTACGTTCCTAAAACTAAATGGCAGACTAGAATCGAATATAAGCACGATAGGAAGCGATTACAGACACTTTTGAAGCATAATAGATATATCGTATCACAAAGCAGAAAAGAAGCCGTTAGAATGGCTAGAATTAAGAAACAAGGTTCGCCACTAAACCAACTTAAAGCCTTAATTGTTTGGGGTGTTGTACTACTTATTTTGTTCTTAGCACTTAACTGGCTTAAAAAATCGTAAATTAGCCGAAATTTAAAAGGCTATTATATGATAACAAGAAAACGACTCTACCTAGACATTGAAACTTCTCCGAACATAGGAATATTTTGGAGGTCAGGTTTCAATATGACGGTAACGCCTGAAAGCATTATACAAGAGCGTGCTATTATTTGCGTGTCTTGGGAGTGGGAAGGCTCAGATGAATCGCACTCTTTAACGTGGGACAAAAACCGCTGCGACAAGAAGCTAATCAAGAAGTTCGTAAAAGAGATGAACAAAGCGACGGAACTTGTATTCCATAACGGAGATAGGTTCGACCTCAAATGGTTGCGCACCCGTGCTTTATACCACGGTGTACAAATGAATCATTCATATGATACTATTGACACGCTTAAACTAGCTAAAAGTGGCTTCTATTTCAACTCTAATAAACTAGACTATATTGCAAAGTTTCTAGGTGTAGGTGCAAAGCTGCCTACTGGGTTGGATTTATGGAAGAAAGTTTGCCTAGAGAAGTGTGAAGATTCACTTAAACAAATGGTTGAATACTGCGAAATGGATGTTAAGGTATTAAAGGCCGTTCATCAGAAGTTAAACCCATACACTAAAGCAAAAGTTAACTACGCTGTTTTAACTGGCGAAGAGAAATTCTGTTGTCCTGAATGCTCACGACTAGGCAACTACAAACAAATGAGAGTTACTGCACACGGAACAATTCAACACAGAATGCAGTGTTCAGATCGTAAAGGTTGCGGTAAGCAGTGGCAGATTAACAATAAAACTTACCAAGAATTTCTGAAATTCAAATCGAAAGCAGGAATAAATTAGTATATTTGACAAGTTAAATGTCTTGTTTTTCATAGTTAGGTTAAGAGGGAGGTGTAAAAGCCTCCTTTTTTTATACGATTTTGCATATAATATTTAGCATTATGTCTGTTTTATATGCTTTTGCATATTTAAGTATACATTTCGTGGTTTTTTATACACTATTGCATAGTTAAGTATACATTCTTAGCAAAGATAAACCCTATTTTTTAAGGTTTAAGCCGTAATAAATTGTAAGAAAGTAAGGTTAAAAGCTGAAATATTCTGTAATAAAGTAATGTTAATTAGGAATTTCCCCTATGTTATTCCGGAATCCTATTTTTTTTTTGCAGTTAAAACCCTAGTAAAATCAAGTGTTTCAGAATTTATTTACAAAAAAGTTAAAAAAAATTTTGCCACGTCAAAACTTCTACTTTACTTTGCTTCATAATCAAAACACAAAAACGATGAAAACAAGAATTAACGAAATCAAAGAAATGAAAAGGCTACACGAAAGAGCCTTTAAATAGATATACCTTATCATCAAAGACGTTAGGTAGGTCTTCATTTGACCTTACACCTAGCAACCAAAAACCTTCGGGAATAGATTTGTAATTAGGTAAAGATTTTACTCT